GGTGAGGTAGGAGAGTGGAGAGACAAGATGGCAACCACACATCCTGGTTGGGCAGACATCATGAAGAACAAAATTGTTCCTCAAGCAAAAGTTAAAGGAAACAGAACTATTACCGACAAATACAACTACTAATATGCCAGTAAAAAAGAAAACTAAATCACCAGGTCAGGGTATGACTGCTAAACAAATGAAGCGTCGTAAACCTATCAGTGCAGATTATATGATCCCTGTTGAACCACTAACTGATAATCAGAAAGTGATGTTTGATGCATGGGATGAAGGTAAGATGATCTATGCTTATGGTGTAGCAGGAACTGGTAAAACTTTCGTTGCTTTATACAAAGCACTCAAAGAAGTACTAGATGATTACTCACCATATGAAAAGATCTATATCGTTAGATCTCTAGTCGCAACTAGAGAGATTGGTTTCCTACCTGGTGACCATGAAGACAAGTCATTGTT